AGGGCCAGCTCTCCGCCGAGCTCGTCAAAGTATTCATAATATACCTGGTCCCGGCCGTTTAATATGGCCGCTTTATTTAATCGCTGGGTTTCGGTCATTTCCTTTCAATCCCCCTTTTTTATCATTTAGCTTGCAGGTGCCATATCCTCCTGGCTGTTGTCCAGCGAGCATAGGATTTCGCCTTCTGCTTCGCTGTTATCCGCCAGGGTCAGGGTGTCCATAAGTGCCCGCGCTGAAACTTCTTGGACTGTCTCGTCCCGTCCGCTGGGTTGCTGCTGCACGTTCGTGTTGATAACCCTGGGCATCAGCACGGTCAGCTTCCCGTGCTCTGCACAGGGGTCGGTGTCAAATACCAGCTTGAGACCGTATTCGTTCGAGCCGCAATCATCTGGTCCGGTCGCTGCTCCCCAAAGTTTTTCCAGCATATCGGTGTCCTCATAAAACATCGATAAGGATAGGGTCGTCTCCCTGTCTCCCGCTGGTACCCTGGCTGGATAGCGGTTGCCGATATGCCGTCCTTGATCCGCTGCTATGTTATTGTTGATGGTCAGGGTTAGCTCCTTGACTTTTGCGCTGATAGCGGTGTCTCCGCCTTCGCCGGTTAGGAATGCTGTAACCTCGTGAAAAGCCAGCGGGTATTCTACGGGGAAGAGCAGGGTCCCTGTCTCCAGCGCGGCCTTAGCGTCCTTTTGCGCGACGATGTTGACCGTCGCTATGCAAAGCGCGTCGCCGACGTTGATCTCTATGCTGTTGATTGTGCAGCCGCTGAAAACGTGCTCAAAAATGTCCTTCCCTACTCTTGAGCAGAAGCTTGGCAATATCACGTTCTCGGTCCCGTAAATCTCATGCAGGTTCCGCCCGTTGCCTCCGCCGGTTGCTGTGTAAACGTAGGTCCCCAGGGCCCACCTCAAAAACCAGCCGATGGTCCTGATATCCAGCCCGTAGACAATGTTTCCTTCTGGCGCGTAAAACCCTGGCCGGTATAGCCGGGCTGTTCTCCTGGCGCCCCCGTCGTAAATAATGTTGGTGTCTGATGGCGGGTCGAGGGAACTGCTGGCTATATCCAGATGCGTCACCGCGCTTGGTGCCGGCGTTTGGCCAAAAGTTTCCTCTTCCGCAATCCCGCAATAACGTCTGATTCCTCCTACTCCGTTACTCATGTGATCGCCTCCTGTCCTTTAAGGGTTTTTCTCCATAATCACGAAATGTACCTGGACTATGGCGGTTGCCGCGAATAGTGTTTCGTTCTGCAGGTCCGGCCCGCCCATCTCAAAATTTCCGCTCCGCACATCCTGTACGTATTTCCTGTTGCCCAGGCAGCGGTCTTTCAGCACTTCGCTGCGGGCCTTTGCCGCCAGCTCCGTTGCCTTCTTGTACCCCTGCTCCGGCTCGTCATTTTTAACAATCCCCAAAATGAGCACGTCGATTACCCATTTTTCGGCGTAGCTCCTTTGGGTGTGGTCGCAGCTGGCTGTCATGCCCCGGACCCATACCGCGGGTGTTACGGGTGCCGGCCTGCTGCGGTCCCCGCGCACAACAGTCTCTACTCCCTGGAGTGCCCCTTCTTCCCCGGTCGCGTTTGTTATCAGGTCGACGATCCCGGTCATGATACCGTCGAGGGCCTCGTCAAGCTTGATAAGTTCTGGCATTTATGCTGCCCCCATTTCGCTTATGGCTCTTTGGACAAACTCCTGGGTCCGCCCTTCGGCGCTGCTTATGGCCCGGTCCGCATATGGGTTGGGCTTCTGGCCCTGGACTGATTTCAAAAACCAGGTCCTGCCCTGCCATTCGAATGCCAGAAATTGCGCATTGACCGGAACGATAGGCCGCCCTGCCGGTCCGTGGACTCCTGTCCCCTCGTGGACATATAGTGCATAATGCACGTTGGTAAAAATCCGCCAGTTGTATTCGTCCATCTTTTCCGTGTGAAAGCTGCCGGCGAGCCGTCCGTGGACCGTTGGGGCCTCCCGGCCGATATGCCCCCATACTTCCTGGGCTAAAAGCTCGGTGGCCCGGCTGTAAACCTGCTTGGTCAGGTCCAGGAATTTGTGCAGGTCCTCTTCTTTCCATTCCATTGTATAGTCGCCTGGCATTTTTAGTCCTCCTCGCTGCTTGCCCCGGTTGCCACGATGAATCCGAATCGGCGCCTTAGCCCGTCAAGTTTGGCCGGGTAACGCCGCAGGCTGCTTTTGATCGAGGCTGTGAACAGGTGCTCTTCCGGTGCGTTAATGGCAAAATCATCGACGCGGATAATAGGGGTTGTCCGGCGCAAAACTGCGTAGCCTACGTGGTTTGCCATCATCCGCAGCGCGATCCCGTGAATCCCTGGTGGTATCTCTTTGCCATCGGCCTCTGCCTCCGCTGCGTAATCCCGGTTCCGGTCATGGTCGATCAGGTCCTTGATTTCTACCAACCGCGTTTCGATCCATGTCTCGAGTTTCTCGGCAGCGGTCTGGGCCCCTGCTTCCCCCTCTGTATCACTTTCCATTCCCAGGTCGGTGGGCCTGATCCCGGTGCTTTGGATCACATCTTTAACCGTGCTGTAATATTCCTCAGCCATTCCTTTCACCTACCTTTGCCCGGTCCTTGTTGTGAATCCGCTTGTGGAAGCGCAAACCGCTTTCGTTTTTGGCGATAAAGCTGCAGTCCGGGTGGTCACACCTGACGCCCGGCTCGAAAATGTGCAATGCCTGGCACGCCTTGATTTCCGCATACCCCGTTTTACCGATCTTGACGGTCCGCTCCTGTTGGGGCCGAAAAACGTAGCCGCCCCTCCATACATCATCTCTGCTTGTGTTGACCACGGTGATTTTGGTATCCATAAGTTACACCTCAATGCGCTTTATTTCTAATAACTGGCATGCCTTGATTTCTGCATAACCCCGGCGGTTTTGGTTGACCCGGACCGGCGATCGGGGCATGAAAAGTAACCCGGCCCGCTCGATAGGGTTCTTGTCGGTGTTAGTTACCATTACCTCTTCCCCGCCCCTGTAGTGCTCCGGCAGTATTTGTGAAGTGCCGAGGCGCGCTGCCTTTGCCGGTTCCCGGGGTGTATATGTTTCCAAAAATTCTGTTATGGCCTCCGCTGCCCGTTTGGCTGCTTTGCCGTCGCGGTATGGATATACGGCTGCGACCGCTTTTTCCCTTTTGGCCTTTTGGACCTCGGGGTCCTCCAGCGCCTCCTTGATCGTCTCCACCAGCTCTTCCGGTTCATCGCAATTGAGCCCTACGTCGGCGTGCTCCCAGAACCGCAGGCCGTGCTCTACCTCCCGCCGGTACCAGGGTGCGTTCAGCACCACCACGGGCCGGTCGGTGCTGGCGAATTCGTAAAGGGTGCTCATCTGGTCGTTTATATACAGGTCCGCCCGCTCCATAACCTCGTTGAAATCGTAAACCGTCTCTATCCCGAGCCGGTCGTATTCTGCCTTTAGAAGATCGATTATTCTCGGGTGCCCGTGGCCCAAAACTTCCCAGCGGCCGAGGCTGTTCATCCTGGCCAGGTCCTGCATGGCCTTTTTGAAATGCGGCCAAGAGCTTTTGGCCTCCGGGGCCGTCCCGGCATCAAAGTGGAAACTGATAGCGATCACGGGCTTTTCTCCCCGCTGCTTGATCTTTCCTTGCCTGGTCCGCAGGTGCCACGGGTCCAGCTTGGGGCAGCCGATAACTTTATGCTGGGCCTCCGGGTATGCCTCCTGGTTAAGCTGGCTGGCGTATTCGTTGGGGTCCAGGTATAGCACAACCTTTTCCCGGTCAGCCGCTCCTGGTCCGCTACGTCGGGTCCCTTGATTCCCCTTATATGATTGTCCTGCCCCGTGGTTGATTAGAATAATGTCCCGCCCCTGGGGCTTGGTCCCCCAATATCCGCCCACTACCAGCGGCCGGTCTCCCGGCTGGTATATCTCCAGCGGCAGGTCCAGCACGGTCGCTTGTAGCTCTCCGTTGTTGACATAAAACTTGCCCCGGTGCTTTTCCGGTATCGCTTCCCAGATGGGCCGCTGGTGGTCCAGGTAGTGCTTGGCTACCGTATAAAAATCGACCCTTTTTTCTAAAGGTTGCTGTTCTTTTATGATTGCCATAACCTGGTTTCTTGCCGGCGCGTCCACATAGCGTTTTTTCAGCTGCCGGTTCGGGTTATCTTTTTCCTTGTAGCTCTCCCAGGTGTCAGCCCTGGGGTGCCATAGGTGGCATGCCTTTGCTTCCAGCCTGGTCCCGGGGCCTATCGCCTTTGTGACCGCTTCCGCAAATGCGGTATCCTCCCCGCCCCAGCCGACAAATCTTTCGTCAAACCCGTTTACCGCGTTGAAGGTTTCCCGCCTTATAATTTGAAATCCCCCGGTTAAAATGTGCCGCAGGTCCTTTGTCTCTTCGATGTCTTCTCCCGCGGGCTTAACATTCGCCTCGGGGCTGCTCTTTAATATTTGCTCCGTTCCTTTTTGGTTAACCCGGCTGTGCTCGGCGTGCGGGATCACCAGCGCGTAATCCTTGAGTGCTGCTACCGCGGCCGTAATGTCTTCCTTCTCCATTACCAGATCGACGTCCGCAATCAGGTATATATCCCCGGTGGCTTTGGCCGCTGCCCGGTTGACCGCTTTTGCTTTGTTAAATTCCCCTTTGGTTGCCCCGTCCCCTTCCACGATGAGCTCCGCTTCTGGCAGGATTTTCTTGTAGCGCCTATGATTCCAATCCCATATCCGGGTGAATTCCGGGTTTGTGGGCCTAAACGGCACCAAAATACTTAGCTTTTCTGGCTTCTTTTCGAATAAAAAATGTGGACAATTTTGCCTGATATTTGGTATTTCGAATATCCTGTCCAGGTAATCGTATCGGGTCAGGTTTTCTATGGTAGCTCCTGTCCTTTGGGCTACGGCTACCTGTGGCTGGAATCCTGCTTCGAGTATCGCTTCTAACATCGGTCCGAAAGTTTTGCGCGGGTCCTTAAAATGGTTAAAATGAACCTCTATAAATAATTTCATCTGGGGATTTTGCTTGAGGGTTTCTTTGGCCCCCTCTATAACCTGAACCTCATGCCCCTCTACGTCCATACGTAGCGAATTTATTTTGTTTATTCCCTGCTCCTTCACAAAAGTGTCCAGGGTCCGGGTCGGGACCTCTATGGTCCGCCCGCTACTCCTTTTTTCCCATGCTCTTTCTATCGCCTCTGTAGTTCCCTGGTATTCTCCCAGCCGTCCCCAATTTGAGGCGTAGGCCAACTTCATTGCTGCGGTTCCGTTCTGGTTGGAGATTGCCAGCTGGTATGTTTTTATCCTGGTCCTGTAGCCGTTGGCCTTTTTGCTGGCCTCCAGCGCCGCCACATTTTCCGGGACCGGCTCGATCGCGTGAACCTTGCCTTTGGTCCCTACCAGCTTGGCTGCCTGCAGCGCGTAATATCCCAGGTTGGCGCCGATATCTACATGGACCCAACCGGGTCTTATAGCGTCCCGGAATATCCGGGTCGCTTCCTCTTCCCTGATCCCCCTCTCGATCAGCTGCTTGGACAGCCCGGGGTCGTCCGGGTATAAATATATTTTGCTCCCCTGTATTTCGTGTAACACCATTTTCCGCTCGGTCATGGTATCCCTCTTTATTTAAGCCGTTCAGGGGCCGGTGGCCCCGGCCCCTGGTTGGCCGTTATTTTTTACTGATTAGCTGCCCGGTGTTTCCCCTTCTATGAATGCTGTCACGGCAGCGTTCTCGTCCTCATAATCCGCATCGCCTTCGAGCGTTAAGACGAAATCGGTCCTCCGGCTCTTGGGTATCCGGTCGCGCTCGATGGTAACCTCCTGGAAAATGCCCCAGGCCATATTGTCCGGGTGCTGTAGCATGGCAATCCTCCCGGCTCCGCCATCGGTTCCTACCGCCTTGCTCCGTTCCATCATAGGCACATACTGGATAGCCAGCCCTTTATAAGGTATGGCCTGCCCCTGGGTCCAGCCCCGATCCCCGAGTTCCGTTGACCTGGCTTTAAGCAGGTTCCGGTAAGCGTTCTCGGTGGCCCAATCCACGTAAATCCTCCACTCTGCCCGGTTCTGCAGGTATTGCTTGGGTACCGCGGTTAGCATGGCCTCGAACATATTCTCGGGCCAGTTGTCGCCATTGGGATCAAAGTCCTGGCTGGCGCCAACCCCGTAAATTTTGTTGGCTGCCCGCTTGGCCCAGCCGTCGATCAGCGAAAGGACCGCGTCTTCTGCCCAATCGATGTCGGTGTTACCCAGGACAAACCATTCCTCCATATCCCTTCCGGCTGCTTCGCCGAACAAGTCGATCAGGGTGTCTTCAAAATTCCCCCGCTCGATATTCCGGCGCAGCGCGGCGTCCTTGATCCCGGTGATCGCCTGCAGCTCCTTAGCGTTAAGCTTGTTGGTCCAGAAGCTGGGCTTAACGTGTTCTCCTTCTGATAGATCGCGGCTGCCTCCATCCCCGTCAAGTCCCGCTTTTAATATCCGGCCGACAAACCCTACCCGGTCGATATCTACCTGGTGCGATTCCATTGCTATGAACCGTGCATCCCCCAGGATCATGGTGCGGTGCTGCATTGCTTGCACGAAACGATCAAATTTTGCGGGCTGTAGGATTCCTTCGTCCAGGTCTCCTATGGTGATTGCCTTGAAGGCCGAATCCAGCCGTGCGAGTAAATCCGCGTTGCTCATTAATTTTGTACTCATTTAGTGCCGCCTCCTTCCTCTCTTTTAAATTTTTTAGGTATTCCTTCGCTTACGGCCGTACATATCCCGGCCCTCTTTTTCCGCGGCCTTATCCCCTTCGCTTGATTCTCCCCCGTCCTGGCCTTTAAGGGCTCTGGACCGGGTCCCGCCTAAGCGGTTGGTTAGGGCATCGAGCTTTTCGTTTACCTCTGTTTTGAAGGTTTCCAGCTCATCATCCTTCTCGTCCTCCTGGTTCCCCTGCTCTTGCCCACCATCGGTGCCCTGATCCTGGTCGGTCTCCTGGTTTTGGTCGTCGGGGTTACCTTCCTGGGCCCCTTCGTCCTCCCCCTTGATGCTTGTTTCGATCGCTGTTAGCTTAGTGTCCAGCTCCTGAAACGCTTCCTTGACCGCCCCTGCGATCATTTCCTTGATTTCGTTCTCGTTCATGTCTTCGCCTCCTTTCTGGCCGGTTAGGGCCGCGGTTTTGCTCCGCTTTTGTTCTTCGGCCTCCGCCTCCTTCACCAACTCCAGCAAAGTTTCTGCTGCGGTTCGTAATTTTTCCACTGTGGCTTTTGCGAAGCGGCGCCCCTCTTTTTCGGCCGGTTCATTCGGGTTTGCCGATAATCCTATGGCCGCTTTAAGCCGCCCCAGGAAGGTGCTGTCCTTTTCCTCTGGCTCCGGCTCTTCCTCCCGTGCCTTGAGTGCAAAAAACTTGGCCTTTGGTACCGCGGGTTTGTTCACCACGGAAACATAAACCGGGACCCAATCGTCCCCCAGGTCCCGCAGCAAAGTCTTTTTCAGCGCTGCTGTTACCGTCGGGCCGTCGGTGCTTTTCCCCGCCATGACTGTCTCTTGGAATGCCTTCAGCGCTGCCCTCTTCATTCCCATAACGGAATGGCCTGTCAGTTCCTTCTTCTCGACCGCATTCCATGTCGGTTCGTCCAGCCGGTTGCCTAAAATCCAGGTCCCCTCGGGTAAAAACATCTCTTCCCCGTCCAGCGCCTTGACCGTCATTTCCTTTGGGGTTACGTAGCTCTCTACCGGGACCCCTACCGCGTTCAGGGTATGCTGCAGGTCCACGTTCTGGTATAACTCCATCCATTCGTGTGCTACGTCCTCTATCTTTTCTTTGGTTACCGTCTCCCCGTCGTGGTCCGGCTCTCCCGGCACCAGCACGGCGGCGTAAGCGATCCGCTTGGCCGTGTTTTTCATTACGATTGGCCCGGTTAGCTCCGCCCCGCTTTCATTACTCTTTGCAGAACCCTCCGGCGCCTCTTCCTGCTTTTCCCCCGGCCACTTGCCCAGGGCCTGGTAGTGCAGCCAGGAGCATAACGCCTCGGGGTTTTCGATCCCGGGGCTGCCTTTGGTCGCTTCTACGCAGCCGGCCCAGGTCCCCCCGGCCCAACTGTCGAAGCCTTCGATCAGGGTGCTGACGTCCTTTAGGGCCATCTCTGGGTTGGCCTCCAAGAGGCGCTTGGTTACATAAACCTCCCTGACCGGCTGGGGCTCTCCGAAAACAAAATCGCCGTCAACTTCGGCATAAGCTATCTCATACATTTCCCCTCCTGCGTAGTCTTTGATAACTACCGCGTCGTCAAATGTATAAATAACTCCGAAATCGGCGGCCTCGTATTCCCCGTCGGTGCGCGTTCCTGCAAAAATGGTGTGTAGTTTGTCCCTGATCCGCTCGAGCCGCGCCTCATAAGATTCGGCTGCTGCTCTTTGTCCCATTCATTTTCACCTCCTTTTTAGTCGCTTGTTTCCTTCAGTAGTGCGCTAACGCCTATATGGTTGTCTTTTTACATTTTTGAAAAGTCTATTTAAATTGATAATATCTTTTAACATGCGCCCCCTCCGTTTCGCTGCCTTTAGCTAATAGTAAAACTATTTATAAATTTTGTCAATAGTATTACATTTTTCTACGTGTAAAGCGCTCCGTATTCCTCCATCAGTTCATGGGGTTCTTCCCCCGCGGCGATCCGTTCCTTAACCTCCTGGTTAACGCGCTCCCGTTCCTCTTCGGTTAACTCGTTTCGCTTCAACCTCCGGCGCTCCGCATAAAGTGCGGATAGGTGTGCCTCCATAGTAAAGTCCAAAAATACGCCCCCCTTCTTTTTGAGCACCATCCTCCGCTCGTATTTGCCCACCACTTCCGAAAAACGGGCTTTGTGGTAGAGCCATAAAACCTCTTCTTCATAGAAGCTGTTGTTGGTCGATTCCGCTGCGAATATCCGGCTCCGCCTAACCTTTGCTTCGAGCATAAAATCCCCGAACCCGGATGCCTCATCAAAGTTGGTTGAAAAGCTGTCTAACCCTTTCGGCTGAAAAACATTCATCTCGCGGCCTTCCACTCTGACTGTGGCCCTGCCCGTTTGCCCCCGGTAAACCTTTACGGTTTTGTTGATCCCCTGCTGCTTCAGCATATTCTGGGTCCGCAGGTATTCCCGCATAACAATCTCGTCCATCTGTGCTGGTGTTACCCCATAAAATCTTGTAAATTCGCCAATTTGCCGATCAATTCCTGCTTGGTTCATAATATTCCTGTCGGTCAGATTTTTCACGGTATTCCCTTTGGTCAGGCCCAGGCGCTCCAGGGCCCGGGACATCGAAAGCCCCCCGGGCGAGTTTGAGCTCCCCGTCCACTGGCCCATCGCGGCCCGCGACGCCTCTCTGGCCGCTTTAGGGTTCGGCATACCCTGAAAAGCGGCGCTGTAGCTCTCTTTCAGGGTCTCTCGCCAGATGGACTCTGTCTCATCGCTTCGTTTTAGTCGCTTAATGTTCTCCAGCTTGCCTTTCAAGGTCTGGCGGCATTGCTTGAAATTGCCTTTTTGCCGTTCGTTCATAGCCTGCATATCCCGCATAAGCTCCCGGGCTTTTTGCTCTCCCAGGTGTTCTTTGACCGTTTCGGGGTCCACCTCAAGGTCCTCATAAAAGTTTTTCATCTCGAGTTCCTCTTCGTCTACCTCGTCCTCTTCTATTATTTCGAGCTCGCTTTCGTAAAACCAGGAAGAGCCCGTTGGTGGTCCGTATCCTTGCGGCATTATAAACGGCACGCTCCGGCAGCGGCAGTTGATCCATTCTTCTATAGGTCCTCCCCTGTCCCCCGGGTATTTCAGGCCGTTGGAAAAACCGTCCTTGACGCGTGTAATTTGGCCGTGCATTCCTGGCGGCCCGGCGGTGTGGTCCGCTGCGCTCTCCGGCGGGACCCGGCTGCGGTCGTCATCGCCTCCCCACCACTGCTCAAAATCAACATGTTGCTCCATCTGCACGTGCCGCATATGGTTTTGGCTGCTGTTGATCTCGGTCCTGGCGACCCGTTCCAGTTCGTGTTCTTTCATTCCTTCAAATTCTGCTTCGAGCCGCTGGGCTGCTTCGTCTATTCCCAGCCCCTGCTCGTATGAATCTGCCAGGTTGGTTTTTACGTCCCCGGTCATGCGCTCCAGGGTGCTTTCGCTGGCCTCAAAAGAGGTGGCGCGGATGTATCCGGAAGTGACGTGGTCAACCTGGTCGAATTTGGCCTGGACTCCCTGGCGCACCAGCTCATCGGTTACGTCCTTGCCGCCCTGGTTGGCTGCCTCCAGTGCCGCGTCGGCTACGGTTTCCTTGAACGGGTCGTGTAGTTTCTGTAGCTCTGTTAAAAGTGCTGCCTGGGCTGCATCGCCCGAAGGTATGCGGCCGGCGGCCTGCAGGCCGCGCACGGTTTCGGCTGCCGCGCCATCGAACATGCCCCGCAAGCGGTTGGTCAGCCGTGCCTCGGCTGCTTTAGTCCACGCGGTTTGTGCCTTTAACGCTCTCCAAAAACCGGAAGCTTTCTCGATCTCCCGCGAAATCGCTATCAGCTCCATCGGCATATTTCATCGCCACCTTTGTTATTTTTTCCTGCAGGGATTTCATGATCTGCTGGGTCTGGTCGTCCCCCATATTTTCTGTTAAAGGCTGCCCCTGCACGAATCTCTGGTCCAGCAGCGGGTCGTCCGGGTCGTCCTCAACCCCAAACCGCTGCCCGAAAATACGGATAACGTCGCGTATCCGCAGGGCCCCCATATCGAACATGTTCTTGATCATCTCTATATCGTGTTTCTCGTCAGCGGTATCGATTTCCCTGAATTTGAAGGTCCAGTCCGGTGCCGCGAAACCGTCGTCATGCCAAATAATGTGCTGGTTGATCATGGCCTCCAGGATTTCCTGCCTGGGGTTGATGACCGAGCTCTTGTAAATCTCGGTTGATTCGGTTGCCGTGCTTCCTCCCAAGGACCCTGTCTCGGCAATCCCCAGCCGGTATGGCGGCACCCCGTGCGCGCTGATAACCTCATCGCGGTTGTCTTTGCGATATAGCCGGAAGCTGGCATCCTTAACGTCCACGGCCAGCGGCTTGAATTCGATATTAACCTCCCCTCCGGTGGTGCCGTCGATAGTTGGCACGGCCAGCACCAGGGTCGCGTGCGGGTTGGCCGCCAGCTCCTTGAAGTGCCCCTCGATGGTGGTTTCCAGCGTGGTTTTATTCGTCTCGGGGTCGATCTCCCCGGGGTCGTAATCCCCGGTAATAAAAACGGCGTAGGCGGGCACTCCGAAATTATCGAAAAAGGCGATATTGTAATCGCGCCTGGCCGTGTCCCCGTGGACCGCTCCCAGGGCCGGGATAATATCGACCACTCCGTAATAATCGCTGCGCTGGGT